TCATCGGCTTGAAAACCATCGCCAGAAGCACTTGTGAAGAAGCCCATCTTTGATGCGCCAACACGAGCAGCAACCAACTCTGCTTCGCGGTAACCATGAAGCATCTTCAGGCTTGCAATAGCTGGAGCCATCCAAGGCGCACCACGAGTCTGCATTGCTCGCTCAGGCAAGAATGCATGAATCATCTTTTCAGCAGGGACTCGGTTGTAAGTTTTACCCATCCACTGAGTAGAGTTGTCTCCGGGGTGGTTCGTAAACAAGTGGTATGCAACGGGACGATTGAATTTGTCCAATTCCACACCCATGCGAATGCGATTGCCGTTTGAGAGTTGCACATTCAACTCTTCATCAAGCAAATCAGACTCAATGAACTCAAGAGAGAATCGAAAGTCGTTTGGATAACTAACCAAACGAACAAGCACCTCGCCATCACGAATCAACGTCTCAACAAACAATCGTTGAGCATCAACCCAAGACAATCGACCATCAACAGTGCAATTGCCAATGCGTTGCCACTTCTTCCAAGCATTTTCAATTAAACCATTGCCAATTCCATCCATCGAACCGTTGTCATTGCGTGCCTTGACCTGAAGCGTTACGCCTCGATCACCAACCACATTTGCTTTACTCAGATTGATGAATCGTTTTGCATATTCGTTATTTCTAGCCAAGTCTCTGCAACGGTTACGCAGAACTTTCAATGCGCCACGGATTTCTTCGTCAGCAGATTGAGACGATGCAACGAAATCGTTAAACAAACGACCACCTTGCGCTCCAGCATAAACTCGTTTTTTGAGAGGCTTCTTCTTTCGGAAGATGTCAAGAATCCCCATTTAGAACCTCACTTGGATGGTTGCGCCAGAGTTTTGACCCCTGCGAATTCGCTCGGCAATCACTTCTTTCTGAGCTTCTTTTCGGTAATAGTCTCTGGCTTGAATCAATTCGTTGAAACTCAGTTTTGTCAATGATCGACCAGCAATCGAGTAGTTCGCAACATCAGAATCAGCTTTGCCGTTTAGAAGTGACTCAATCTTGTCAACCATGATCTCGGCATGAGATCGAGGATCGGATTGGTTTACGTCAAGGTCAGCAACAGCATTGAAATACCCACGGTCAACAACAATGCGATTGCCACTTGATGTTTGGGTAATCTCAAGTTGCCAAAAATATTTTCCGGGTGAGAAACTTGCACTTGCTGCGCTAGGCACAGTGAACAAATAGTCGGAACCGCTGTTAGTGCCAGTCAATTGAATTTCGTTTGACCCGCCACCAGTGATTCGTGCAACGTAAGTAGCAGTATGTGTGGAATTCGGGTAATCAGTAGAGAGATCGGTGCGCTTCCATTGGATGAAGTCTCCAACCACCACCGTTTCTGGTTCAGTTGTTGGAGCATTTGAAGCGTCAAATAGGTTTGCCATCAAAACCCCTTCGCAGTCTTACAACAGATTCTAACGCCAGCCGTTGACAAAACCTGAATTCTGTCGTTTAGGAGATGCTGGCTTTGCTTTATTTACCTCCTCGGTTGCATTTTTGCGGATGGTAACTGCACGAGCCAAATTGGACAAATTGACGTTCAGCAGTGCCAAAGCAGCCATCGCATAAACGCGAACGTCCAAAGCCTCGTTCCTTGGTCTGGTCTTGACGAACTCTTGCCTTGCAAAACCCTTGTGGTAACGAGTCGCAACCTTCTCGGCGGTTAATTGCTTGAAGTATTCCTCATCTCTCTCCATCGGAAAATGACAATAACCAGCACCCGGCTCCTCAATTTTCAAGCGACTGAACAGCAAATGCTTGGCAGTGTCCACGCCAACAGGAAATAACTTTATTTTGCCGATATTGTTCTTGGAAGGCTTACCAATGATCGGCTTGCCATCTCCACCAACACCCTTGATCGCAAATACTCGCTTGCCTTCTCTGGCACTAGCGTATTTGTAAACCGCCTGAGTGTTGTGACCACCAGAGTCAATGCAAGTCGCCCTGACAATCATGTCGTTTCCAGATTCATGCTCAAGAGTCTGGAAGATAAATTGGTCAAGTTCGTTCCAAACAGATGGAGCAGAAGGGTCACCGTGAATCGTTCGGTAGGCAATAGACCAAGATTCCTCATCTTTGCCCCAACCCACGATTTCAGCCTCCAAACGGTCGTCCTGAACGTCAACACCTGCTGTCAAAACAAGCACATCTTCAGGGATAACCTCCCATTCCTCACGCCTGTCCATAAGTGAGTGGTCATCAACTTGATCGCCTTGCTCCTCCCATGTCTCACCAAGGAAAGTGTTCACCCAAACTCGTAGTGTTGCAGGTTGCTTTTTTGCCTCCAAGAAGTCACGAACACCATCCTCAAGAGGTGTCCAAGGAGAATAAAGCGCAGACAAAGTGAATCCAGCGACCCTGTGAGTCGGCTTCTCTGAAACCCAGTAACCTTGCTTGATTGCTTTGGCTCGTTGAGCATCAGTCCACAGTGAGCCGCACTCCTCGCAAGCGTATTTAGCCGTTTCTGGCTTGCCCTCCTCCCATTTAACACCAGACCACTTCAAGACCTGAGAATGATCGCAGTCAGGGCAGTGAACATGAAACTTGCGCTTGTCTGACTCCTCATAAGCCATTTCAATGCGTGATGCGCCCTTATTTGTAGGGGTTGATACCAGAAGCAGCTTGCGGTTGAAGAATGTCGCTGAACGCTTTTTTGCAAGGCTTACCGGATCGCCCTCAGAACCAGCCGATACAGGGTATCGATCAATTTCATCGCACAGAACAACACGAATCGGACGGGAAGCCAGACTGCTAGGGGAGTTAGCACCGCAAGCAGTAATATGACCTCCAGCAAATATTTTGTGCAGAGTTGTATTCCCCGAATCACGAGAGCGAGGGTCTTTAACAGCACCAGCAAGGACAGGGGTATCGCGCAGCATAGGAGCCAGACGGTCTTTGCTCCATGTTTGAGCCATGTCCAAGGTTGGCTGAACCACAAGGATTGGTGATGGGTCTTGCGTGATGTAGAAGCCGACTGCATTATTCAGAATCTCCGTTTTACCAACCTGTGCCGATGACATGACCACAACCGTATCGATGTTGGGGTCAGATAAGGCGTCCATGATCCCACGCTGATATTCAGCACGAGACGTATTCCACGAACCCGGCTCGGCAGATGCCTCTGGACTGAGTTTTCGGAACTCATCAGCCCATTGCGAGATCGTCAGTTTTGGTGGTGGCTTCAGCTTCTGGAAGAACTGCTTGGCTATCGCCGCCCTCAAGTTCTCCATCTGCATTGAAATTACCGATTCCTCTAACTTCATTTAATGCCTCGTTAATTGAGTCTTCAAGGATTGACTTGATCTCTTGCACATTGTCACAAGTCAAAACCTGCGCCGCACATTTACTTGGGATTGAGATCATCTTTGCTCTGAAATTTGATAACTGTTCACCAAAATCATCGGCAATTTTCTCAATCTCAACCAAAACACCCTGCTCCTTCATCAACTCCAATTCAGCAAGACCAGCCTCTGCCGCCATCTTTCTGCGCTTGGCTTCATCAAGATCAATCAATCCTTGGTTACCTGTTAAATGATTGATTTGTCGCTTTTCAAGCCACTCAATGACTTTTGCAGTGTCATACAGTTGACCAGCACGACCTCGACCACGCTTTTCTATTGGGAAATCATGACCTTTTTGTGCGTCTGTAATCCAACTTTCTGACTTTCCGATGATGCTGGCAAGTTGAACTTTATTGACAATCATTGTCGTTCTTTCATTGAATGGATGACAATTAAAACTTTGTCACTAGATTTTTTTCGGGGTCGCGAAAAACCCGCTTGCAAATTGCTCTGACAAGGCTCAAGAGGGGGGGTCTTATCCACAACTTATCCACAGGCTTTTGTTGATAACCTGTGATCATCTTGCCGTTGCCAATGCTTTTTGAATGCTTTGATACACATTCCTTTCGATTACTTGTCTCGCTCGTGACTCTGCAATCTTATAGATAGGGAAGCGAGGTTCATACTGAGTTTCAAGTTCGTAGGCGGCAAGCATCTCGATGGTCTTCTTGTTGTTTCGATACACACCCGGCTCCTTGTTTTCTTTTGCACCAGCATGGAACAGCTTCCCGGTGGGTTGTGCATACTTCTTCAGGTTTGCCCTGCTCAGGTTGCCGTATTGGTTCCTTGGGGCTTTCAGTGTCGGGACAAGGATTGCAGTCTTCTTTGGCTTTCTCGTGCCACCATAGACTTGGAATGCCAGATACTCGGCTTGAATCTGTCCTGCTTGGATGATTGCGGTCAGGTCACGCTTGTTGGCTCGTTTGCCTTTCCACTTGCCAGATGCGTTAACGTAAGCCTTCATCGTGAATGGCGTTGGTTTATCAATGTGCTTTGGCATCTCGTTTGTTACCTCTGTTGCAATGTCCTGAGCCGTTTGGTTGACTGCCAGACTGATTGCGTAGGGGATTTGATCGCGCCTCATGTATCGCAAGTTCCTGATAACTTCATCGATGTTTGACTTCAGGTTAATCATTTTCTTCCCCTGTAAATAACCACCGCTTACGTTCTTTCAACTCAGAGACAGTTCGTTCCCACGCCTTGTTCCATTCGTCTCGCCGTTCCTGCTTTGACAGTTTATTACCCATGTCGATTTGGAAATGACAAACCATGCAGAGTGCGGCGGCATACTGGTCACTTGCCTTGATTCCCCTGCCCTTGCCATGTTCAAGCTGGCTTGAGTGAGCCGCTTGGGTGTAACCTTCTCTGCCACACTTCATGCAAGGTAATTCTGCAACCGCCTTCAAATGCTCTTTGCTTCGCCAATAGAGATTCTTTTTATAGTTCGTGGACATACTTTCCTTTGGACTTAACCATGTTGATGGTCTTTTGGATTGCCTTGTCGTATTCTGACCTTGATATAGATTTTCGCTGAAGATCGTGATATTCATAAAGATCACGCATGATCTGGATGCCTTGACCTGTCAGTCCCATCTTGCCTGTCTTCTCAAACCGTCTGGCAGATAAGATAAGTTCATCTTGGGCTTTCTGGCATACCTCAAGCACCTCGATGCCGATTCCGTCCCGCGCCATCGTCTCGGCAATGTTCATCATTTCGTTCAGTGCTGCCCAATCAACCAGCGAACCTTGCCCTTTTGACATCGACTCAATCGCGCTCAACTCCTGTAGCCTCAGAGGATCGATCAGTTTGTCTTCAATGATTGCCGCCCCTTCAAGTGCGTGAGTGATTGGGTTTACCAACCTCCAGACCTTGCGTTTGCATCTTTTTCTCATATCAAACTCGTTTGTTCTTGTTTTGTCTGCTCAACAAACATATCAATTTGTTTGCTGGCTTGCTCTATACGCTTGCAAGCAATGTCGAAATACTTAGGCTCTCGCTCAATGCCTATGAACTTGCGTCCTAGCTGGATAGCCGCAACGCCTGTTGTTCCGCTTCCCATGAATGGGTCACATATTAAATTAGGATTTTTAGCTTGTTGAATTGACCACTTCATTAAATCTAAAGGTTTTTGAGTTGGATGATATCTTTCGTTAAATGTTGGCTGCCCTTCATAAACTCTTGATGTCCCCCAATCAAAATTAGTCCAAGCCAACTCAGCTTCAGCAAAATGAGTTCCTCTTTTTCTTTTATCCCAAATTAAAGGTGAACGACAATTCCCTAAAGATTCAACAAAATAATTAGCACCCCATATCACACATAAATTTTCATTCCAAATTTTTTTTAAAATATTATTTATGTCAAAAGAGTTCCATTCTGTCACTTTTAAACATTCTTCTTCTGATATGTTTTTTCTCCAACCAGCAGTAGGAAACCATCTGGTTAATCCATAAGGCGGGTCAGTAATCACCGCATCAACCTTGTCTAAGGTCGGCAGAATGTCCATGCAATCGCCCAAATAAAGCGTTGCATCACCTATTTGAACTTTCATGTTGTCACCTTGTCCTGCATCCGGTTGGTGTATTCCTCTGACTTCCAAACCTTGCGTTTGCATCTTTTTCTCATATCAAACTCGTTTGTTCTTGTTTTGTCTGCTCAACAAACATATCAATCTGCTTACTTGCTTGCTCTATGCGCTTGCAAGCAATTTCAAAATATTTTGGTTCACGCTCGATACCTATAAACTTGCGCCCCATTTGAATTGCTGCAACTCCTGTTGTTCCGCTTCCCATAAATGGGTCAAGGATTGTTTGAGATTTCGGGCAAAGAGTAATTACCCATTTCATTACGCCAATTGGCTTTTGCGTTGGGTGATAGCGCTCCTCATTTCCTTCGCGAATCATCCCGTTCCACCGCCATTGCAAACGCCTTACAGCTTTAGGCCAGTTAGTCCATGCAAGCTCACAATCAGCAAAATCATTGTCTCCATTTAACTTGTCCCACACTAGCCAGCATGACGTAGGTGGCAAAGTGAAGTAATTACCACCAAAAAAGGCTTGAAACTGCGCTTTTGTGCGTATTAGCTCAATCAATTCATCGGGCGGCGGTGATTTGTCCCAATCAAAATCACCATAATCTTTAGGCGCAGCAAGTTTTCCACGGCTTGCCACCTTTTTGCTGTTTTCATTTATGCCATAAGGCGGGTCTGTAATCACCGCATCCACTTTGTCTAAGATCGGCAGAATGTCCATGCAATCCCCCAAATAAAGCGTTGCATCACCTATTTGAACTTTCATGTTGTCACCTTGTCCTGCATCCGGTTGTTGAATTCCTCTGACTTCCAAATGTCCACGCGCATACGAGCCGCCTCCATTCCCCACTTCAGGACTTCCTCACGCTCAATTGCCTGTTTGATGCCATCCAGAAGTGCAATGTAGTCAATGTGCGAGTATGCATATCGCTCCTGTGCGTTTGCTGCCTCAACACCCATCTTGAGTGCTTCAGCCATCAATAGTGCCTTTTTGCTTTTCCTGAATTCCTCAAGATAACAACGTTCTGCCTTGGCTTTGGCAAACTCCTCCCGGTTACGCAAGATAAAGTCAACCGCCTTGTGAGCTTCATGTTGCATGTTCAATCTCCACAAAAGCAAGGGATTGATTCGTCAGCGTTGTCAAACATTGGAATTTGATTCTTTGCAAAGTCCAACATGGATTGGTAAGAGTCCCGATCTTTTCGGAATCTTGCGCCATCTGGCTTGCTTGCCAATGCCAATGCCAATGCCTCCATCTTTGCCCACCAGATCGCCCTTTCAGGCTTTTCAGCAATCAGACTTCTTGTTTGTGATTCACCCTTCAGGAAGCAAAGATCGCAGTTCCCGTGATATGTCACACCATTAAAGTTTGGCAATCCAAGGTCAAATTGCTGATTTCGCCAAAATTCCCCGACTTCTTCTTTACCAATGCCAGCAACAACAAGTGGTGTTCTGCTTCGATCAATCTTGGCGGCTCTGCGTTTTTCATCTGCCCGAATACCAACCCAACTCATGCATTCACCTTCAGATCGGGTATCGCACATTCCAATTGAAAACAGATAGTTCGCAATTGTCCTAATCTTCATCTCAATCGTGCAAAACCGAGTTACAGGGTTTGGCAAATAGTTCTTTTTTCGAATGACCGCTTCAAATGGCTCACCATCCCTGCTGGCAGTTTCAAAAGTTACTTGCTTCCATCTATTTTTTGATTCTTCAGCATCGCAATATTCCAACCAGACAATCGGAACGTTCCAATGTGTTGAGCAATCATGAACGAACTTGAGGGTTGCCTCATCTTCTTTCCCTGTATTTGCAAAGCAGACCACAGCATCTTCAGGTAGGCTCATTTCGTGAGACTCCAAGACTTTGTAAAGCATAAATGCTGATGTTCTTCCACCACTGAAACTAATGCAAGTCGGTTCTGTAATTTCAAATGGATTAAACATTCTGCCTCCTCAGCCACTCAGCAAGTAATAAAGCCTCTGCCCGGTTGTGATCTTTCTTTCTTTCCAAATACCTTTTACCTTCTGGAAATAAGTTGATTGCCACCGTCCTGCAAACCTCTTTATCGCTGGTCAATGCCATGTCGCGTTTCCACCGTTGTGGGCTAACAATGTGCCATGCTCCCGGCAAGTCTCTCGCAACCGCTTCAATCGCCCCGACAGCACGACCAAACTTGTATGTGCTGCTGATGCCCTGACTCGGCATTGAGTGAACATCCTCTGTCACGATTTCAAAGTCTCGACCATCAATGAAATTCAGCAGGATATGCTTTAGTTCATTAGTCAGGATTCGGAAACCATCGTTCGGAATGTCTCCACATCCAGCGAACTCGCCTCGATGAGTTACTGCGCCCCATGCGCCAGAGACAAGTCCCGGATCAATTGCCACGAATAGCATTCATGTTCCCCCTTAATTCGTCTGCTCCATCCTTACCTCGGATGCGCTCAATGTCTTTTATCACTTTGTCCCACCATTCCCTTGCACGATATTTACCATCTGTTTTCAGCATCTTCTGATACTTTGTCAACCAGTATCTCGCTTCGCACTGCTTTTGATGTTCCTTGAGTCTTTCTTTTTCTTCTTTCGTCAGATCGGCAATGTTCACCCAACCCCCTTGTAAAACTCAATAGGTGGGAACCCTTGCCCCTCAACATACTGCATCGCATCTTGAGAGAACCATAAACCAACAGTCGGCTCATGCTCACCGTTCCGCTGTTTCCTGCAAAGCAGTCGTGCGTCAGGGTCTTTGTGAAGTTTTGAGTTAACACCATGCTGCTTCATGTCTTCCTCTTTCGCCTTATTACGCCAAACCAGCATCACGTTGTCAACCTGATCGACAATCGATCCAGACCCCTTTGAGTCGTATTTATCAGGCACTTCGTTCTCATCCTTTGGCTTCTTCAAATGGTGGACAAGATGAACGTGAATGTTCATGTCTCGCGCAATGCTGGTCAACTGGTCAACGAACATCTTCTGACCGTTGTAGTCATCCTCGCCTTTGACGCACTTCATCAGGGAATCGATGAAAACGTGGTTAATGCCTAGTTCGGCAGCACAATACTTCGTCATGCCAAGCACCGCTTGAGAGTCAGCAGTCCCTTGCTGGTCATAGAACCACATCCATGCGTCGATCCAATCGCCAAACTGGTCATAGAGGTCAGTTAACATCTTTCGACCATCTTCGCCTTGGAATTCCTCTGCGTAAGGGTTCATTCCGATGAACTGCCGAGCCATGCGCTTAATGGTTGTGACAGGCTTCATCTCAAAGCTGGCAATGCAAATCTTCTGGTCTTGGCCAATGAGAGATAGCGCAATCTGACTGGTGATAAGTGACTTACCATGACCGTTCTGCCCAGCCCACAAAGTTACCTCGCCGGGTCGGAAGTCGAACACATCTCTTGTCTTCAGCCAAGGCAAAAGAATCTTCTTTTCTCGTTTGGCAAAAAGATCAGCCTTCGCATCATCAATCCACAGACTTGCCTTCTTCACCTTTGCCGAGGCATCAGTTACATCAAGGTAAGCAGCGAAATCTATGTCATCAGGTAAGTAGTTCATGTTTGTCCTCAACTCGTTTACTTACGTTATCTGACCACAATAGATAAAGGTTGTCTCTGCTGGTTTTCCAGTAGTGTGAAGAAAGCACCAGTGGTTTGTATGCCTTGCAAGCCTCAAAAAAGGCTTCTGCGCGTTTTTTTGACCGACACCCTATACTAACCCTTAGTCTGAAGCAAAAACGCAAATCAAGGCGTTCTGGTCTGTCTTCAGAAATGTCAATCTCAAAGACGGTTGATTCAGGTTGGCAGGTCTTCCAGTATTCGGTGTCTGCATTGTCATCGTAGAGGAAAACAAACATTGGCTGAAAGCCTTCTTTTCTGAAGTTGATCAAGGCTTCATGTCCTCTCATAGATCACCTGCAAATCTGTTTGTTTGTTTTGCAGGAGTAACCCAGTCTGCCTTGAACGATTGCCAATTCCGAACCACTGTTTCTTTCAATGCGTCTTCAAGAGTCCAGCCAGCTTTGTCTGCCTGAGTCTTGATGTCTGCAATGACTCTTTCGTTAATCTGTGCCTTCTTGACTTTCCGATGTTTTACAAAGTCCTGCCAAACATCAACAGAAACGCCTTCAGGCGGTTCTGGTTTGTATAGTTCTTGGTTATTGGTTATTGGTTTATAGTTATTAGTTGCCTTAGCGTTGGGTTCCGATTCGGTTTCCACTGGCAACCCACTGGGTTTTTTTCTACGTCCACCAAGGCGTCCGTTGGCTCTATTTTTCTCAGCCATGGCTTGATAGTCCTTGATCTTTTTATCGCAAACAGGATGAAACCATCCATCTTCTTGCTTGACAAACATATCTTTCAAAACAACTTCAAGCACATCGCAATCCAGTCGCAACCGTCTGGCAACCCACTCGGTTTCCAGTGGGATTGGCAATTCTGTGTCGTAATACATATCGATCAACCGACGATATGCTAAGTCTTCATCATTTGACAGATGAGCAGTGGCGGCTCTATAGCCATCAATGTTGAATTGGTAGTAATGCATTATTTTTCCTTGTGCCGCCCTTGTCGAAAAAGAATCAAGGCAGGAGGACAAGGAACTCTTTTCGGGCTGCTCATGACTTCAGCCCTAGCCTGATTCAACTCTATCATAACGATTCTTTTCTGTAAAACAACTGGTCGCCCATGCGCGATGGGCATTTCAGGAAGTCGTAAGCACCCGGGCGCATTGAGTTCATCTTGAGTTCGCTTGAGTTGTAGCGTCCATCAGTCCAGACCTTGCTTACCCTTGTCAGCTTTTTTTCGAGCATTTGGCTTCCCAATTTGCTGATGTGAATCTGACTGTTCATCAAGTAGACCAATCCATGATCGAGGAGTTCCTCCAAATGTTCCCTCTTTAGTGATGTGATTTCGCTTGTGCTGACTGGCTTTTTTTGGATTGATTGGAGGAATGTGCGCAAGTGCGGTTTCAAGTGTTAACTCCTGTGTTGATTTATAAACAATCTTTGACCATTTGCTGGCGAAGCATCTGCGCTCCTCAAGCATCCGATCACGATACTCAGTCGAGCAATCTGTGCAGATGGAAGCCATCTCCCTTGCAAGCCTTGCAAGAGCCTTCCATCCATCGTATTGATCTTGTGACTGAAAGCAAGCTGGATAGCCCATACAACCTCTTTTTGAAAACAAACGGTATCGTTTCATAAAAATTTATTTTTGTCTATTAGGGTAAGTCCCTATTTTTGGTTTGTTAAATATAACTAGGATAGAGGCATCAGAAACAAATCGGGAAGGAAAAGAAATGCGAGTTACACACCTCAACAAAAGCGGAACAGGATGGGCATCAAAAACAGCTTGCGGTCGCTCAATGCTCAGAACACCATTCTCTGTTAACTGGGAAGACTTCAAAAAAGAACGAATCGAATATCGTTGCATCAAATGTGTAAGCAGCAAACAGTGTGAAGTAAATCAAAAAATGGATATTCGTAAACAAAGTCAAACTGATGAGGCTTAAGTAGCCGAAACCCCGAAAGGGGTCTTTGACAAACAAATCTGGAAGGAAAAAAAATGAGCAAAACCTTAAAAAAACTTTTGGACACACGAGCTTGGATTGCCCACATTGACGATGAGCGTCATCTTGGCAACAGCATCATTGTGACTCTGGACGGGAGCTACGTTTTCATGGATGAGCGAGACTGTGGCGTTCGCGGTTACGACACCGTTGCTGAAGTCGTGTCAGGCACAAGCTGGAAAAACATCATCAACAAAAAATTGCGCCACGAATAACCTCAACAAGAAGAAACCATGAAAGACTTTTTTAAAGATTTAATCCCCGGACTCATCATGGGTCTGCCGTTCTTGGCTCAAGTTATCTTTGATCGGCTGTGACCATGAGAAACATCCGCAAATACAAACTTGAAATGCTCAACGAGGTTAGTGGTCAGCGTTTCTGGTATCCGCAGACAAAACCGATGACCATGCACCACACAGTCAATCACCTTGACAAAGAGATTAAGCGCAACGATGAACTCAAAGCGGCTGGACTTCCAGAGCGTATTTTCAGGATTGTTGCAGCATGAAATTCATCAACACAGGTCGAGTCAAGATAGGTCAACACTATGTCAAGCCTCCACAGCGAATTGCCTTCAGTGATGACGAACATCTGATTCAGTCGGTCATGCTTGGAGAACCAATCTTCCGATGGAAGCGCACCCATGCCAAGATTCTTTTGGCACTCATCATTTTGCTCGTTTTAAGGATTGTCTTATGAAGATCGATGTTTTGTTTGATGCGGTTGAGTCAAAGTCGCACATCATGTTCAAGCCAGAAGAAGAAATAGCTCGTCAGCAGTATTTGGTTGGCTTCTACAAGTCAAAAATCCGTGAAGTGCATCACGAACTTGAAATCATGAATGAAATGCTCAAAGAGCTGAATGAAGTGCTCAAAGACCGTGAAATGGAATTGATCAATAAAGGAAACTGAAATGGAAGCAATCGGGAAGAACATAGCAAAGGCGTTTGTAAACGCACAGAAGGGCTTTGGTGCGGCTTTGAAGACCAGCACAAACCCACACTTCAAATCGAAATATGCCGATCTTGCAGCTTGCGTTGAGGCGGTCATTGACGCCCTGAACAGCAATGGCATCGCGCTGATGCAGAAGACCTATGAATGCAAAGATGGCGTCATGGTCGAGACTGTCTTTGTCCACGAATCTGGAGAAGTTATCGACTGTGGTCTGCTCCACGTTCCAGCCAGCAAGCATGATGCACAAGGTTATGGATCGGCTTTGACTTACGCTAGACGCTATAGCCTTTTGGCAGCGACTGGTCTAGCACCAGAGGATGGCGATGGCAACCACGCCATTGCTGTCTCATACCTGCCTGATGCCAGCAAACTCTTGGATGCTGCAAAGACGATTGACGAACTCAAAACCGCTTACGCAAAAGGTTTGGCAATGCTGAAGACCGATGCAGACAAAAAGGCTTTTATCAAGATTAAAGATGCAATCAAGGAGCAGATCGATGGAACAACGAACGCCTGAGTGGTTTGCGATTCGCGCAGGGAAGGTGACAGCTTCTCGCATAGGTGATCTGATGTCAAAAACGAAGACCGGTTACTCAGCAAGTCGAGCCAACTACATGGCGCAATTAGTCTGCGAACGACTGACCGGGCTTCAGCAGGAATCCTATTCAAATGCCGCAATGCAGTGGGGGACAGATCAGGAACCCATCGCACGAGCAGAATACGAAGCCCTTAGAGGCGTTTTTGTTGAGGAGATGGGGTTTGCCACACATCCAACGATTGAATTTGCTGGAGCCTCTCCTGATGGGCTTGTTGGCAATGATGGACTCATTGAAATCAAATGCCCAAACACTGCCACCCACATTGAGACACTTTTGTCTGGTGAGCCTGATGGCAAGTATGTAAAGCAAATGATGTGGCAGATGGCTTGCACAGGCAGGGCATGGTGCGACTTTGTGAGTTTTGATCCACGGATGCCAGAGAACCTGCGTCTGTTCATCAAAAGGATTCAGCGTGATGACAAACTGATCGCTGAAATTGAGGGAGAGGTTAGGAAGTTCCTAGCCGAATTGGAAGAAAAGTGCAACAAACTGAAAGGAATCAATCATGCACATTAATATCGAGTGGCGAACCGGGAAATACCCAAGTTTCAACATCCATCTTGCGACTAAAGAAGGCAAGGATGCATTCATGACAATTCGTGGCTGCAAGATCATCGAGAGCGAGAAGGGGCAGTTTGTCAGCTTCCCAAGCCGAAAGATGGACGATGGCAAATACTGGAACCACGTTTGGTCATCCAAAGACTTCAACGACCACGTTCTAAACCTTGCGCTTGAGTCGCAGCCTAAAGAAGAATCGCGCTCATCAAAAGATGATGATTCCGATGACATCCCATTTTGAGGTAAAAAATGTTTAGCGAACACAACACCCCAGCACCCACATATCCCCAAAAGTGCTATCAGATCAAGAACATCACCTACCTTCCGCACTATGCAATGCCGAGCCGATATGTCGCACCCGGCATGAAGTTGAACCACCTTGATCTGAATGAAACGATCAATGCCACGTTTTCAGAACAAGAACTCAAGGATGCTGGCGCACAGGTGATCTATTTACCGCTGTGGCATCGTCCATCAATTGACCTAAAGGGAATTTGAAATGACAGAGAAGAAACCCGGCAAGAGTGCAGAATCTGCCAGAAAGCGATGGGCAGACCCTGAAGTGCGTAAAGCGCAGTCTGAAAAACTCAAGCAAGCATGGAAGAAAAGGAAGGAACAAAAGGAAGCAAATCAAACCTCTGGTAATCCATGATTGATTTGATTGTTGCCTTGGTAACAATTGCTCTGGCGGTCATTGTGATCGCTGGTGCATTCACAGTCTTTTTATTTGTTTTTGGAAGGATGGAAGATGAAGAAAGAACGCAAGAAACGAATCACTATGTCAATCAGCAATGCAGTCGAAGCAATCAAGCTGAAGGTTGAAGCTGATCTTGGGACTGAGTTGTCCTACACCCAAACGATTGAAGTGCTGATCAATTTTTATTTGCAGCGCAACAACGTAAAGACGAATTGGGTGAAGTCATGAACAAAGATGAAGTGTTGAAGATGCTGTCTCGGTCTGGTCTGCTTTTTGTTGGCTACAACCTGAAGGCGTCCGACCTGCGTCTGTTTGAGTTTTCCAATCTGGTGAATGATCACATTGAGGAGATGGTAAATCTCAGACTTGAACAAGCAATTGAGGCAGAGCGTGAGGAGGAATTTGACGCATTGGTAGAAGCCGCAGTAATCGAACAAGGCTATCGCAAATGCGCCGAAGGACAGAAAACAACTCAGTTCTGCGGAATGCTTGAAGGGGCTGTGCTGGCAGAGCGTGAGGAGTGCGCGAAGGTGTGTGGCAGATTAGCGGATGAAGCATTGGTAGTTGGCGATGAAGATGCCGTAATGTGTTTTGAAGAAGCAGAAAACGCCATCCGAGCAAGGGGGAAGCATGAGCGATAAAAACGAAATCAATTTTGAAGACGGTGGGGAAATTCGCGAGTTTGTAACGCCAAGGCCAACACTTTTTGTTGCTGTTTACTATTATCCAAACAGTGATACGCCTTGGGGAGCTACAGGGCACGATAAACAACAATTAATTGCCGACATGCATAACTGGTCTGGTTTAGACAGAAGCCGTGCGGTGAGGATTTACACAATCACTTTGTAACTAAAGGAGTAAGACATGAGTCAAGAAGAAAAGAAAAACGATTGGAAACTAGAAAAGATTGAATTGGAGTTCAATACCTACGGCGAGAACAAAGGCCAATACACCGGAAAGGTTATGTTCACTAATGGAGATTGGGAATCATTCAGGTTTAAGATTTTGCCTGATATGGCCAAGCCATATATCGCTCTGATTTCTAAGGATGTAGTGCGTAGTGCAGATAGTCTTGCTCGTCGCCTATGTGAATCGCTTGGTATTACTGATCAATTGCAAACAAAACCAGTAGAGTTTAAAACGGAAGCGCCTGTTTCTGCTGAAGAGTCGATCAAATTGATTACGGGAAAAAACACATGAGCATTGAAGCAATGAAGCAGGCGCTTGCGGCGTTGGAA